ATTTTGATAATACTAATATATAATTAAAACAAAGGAGAAAAAAATGTATTTTAATTATTTTACTAAAAAACCTTTTCAAGGTAAGAATATAGAAATTTTAGAAGGTACTAATTTAAAAGGTGGTTTTCTAACTTTTTTACAAGCAAGAAAATTAGGAGGTGCAATTCCTAAAGGTACAAAATCAGTTGCAAAACTAATTATGCCAATGCTTGAATTAAAACAAAATACGAAAGGACAATTAGAAGAAAAAATGTCAGGTCGTAAGTATTCTGTCTTTCATATTTCACAAGTTGAATTTAAAGAAGGAGAAAAAGAAAATGGAAAACTATAAAAAAATTATAATTACTGCTATTTCAATGGTTATAAAATATGAGCCAATAAAATTAGCTAGACTTGTTAGAACATATATTAAAGATAATTTTTTACATGAAGGAGAAATATTAGAAAATAATGATGTTAAACTTATTTTTAATGACCAGTCTACTGTTGTATTTGATAAAAGTGGTAATATTGTTTTAAAAACTTTTAAAGGAGAATAAATTGACAAATAAAGAATTACAAAAAACTATAAACGAGGTCGGACTTTCACAGTCCGATCTTGCAAGATTAATATTTGATACAGATACATTAGAACAATATCAACGAATAAAAATTAATAGATATATTTCTGGGAAGTCTAAAGTTCCTCATTGGTTGCCTGTTATAATAAATTTATATATACAAACATTTAAAACAGGTAATTATGAGCAGAACAACCCTAATTGAAAAACTAGCAGATCAACACGAAGAACAGATCAAGCGAACACTAGAAGATTTAGAGTCTAGAATTATTAGAGATATTTCTATTGCTGTTGATCAGCAAGACATAGTTTCAACACAAATTGCTATTCAATTACGAACTAATCTTCGGAGATTAATACAAGAAACATATACAACAACAGCAGATTTAAATGTTAGGGAATACGACAGAATTGTAACATCTTTTATGAATGAGTTTGGTGAGTTAAATATTCCAGATAATTTTAAAACACTAACACAAGTTGATCTTGATACAATTACACAATTAAAATTTCAATCATTCTCTGGATATGAAGAACTTGCTAATAGGTATTTAACTGAATTATCAAGCAATGTTTATCAAAATGCTATAGCTGGAAAGCCATTCAATGAAATGGTCAAAGACATATCTGGATTAATTACAGGTGATGTAGATCGTAGAGGTCGTTCAATGTCAACTTATGCATCACAAATAGCACATGATAGTGTCATGCAATTTGATGGACAGTTTACAGTTTACAAAGCAAAAGAAGCCGGTTTAAATAAATATAAATACACAGGAACATTGGTTAGAGATAGCCGAGAACATTGCAAAAGACATATAAACAAAACTTATACCGAAGAACAAATAAGACAAATATGGCAAAGTTCATGGGCTGGTAAATCAGAGGGAGACCCATTTATAGTTAGAGGTGGTTATCGTTGTAGGCATACTTGGTTGCCTGTCGTAGAACTTTAGTATATTATCAAATAAACTATAAAGGAGTTTTTAATGGCCGAAGAACAAAAAACAGAATCTGTTGAAGAAACAAAAGAGGTTGTTGAAGAGCAACAACCAGAAGTAAAAGAAGAAGTTTATACTCAACAGCAACTTGATGACGCAATCAAAGCAAGAATAATTAGAGAACGACAAAAAATATTAAAAGATATTGGTACTGATAATCTAGATAATGCAAAAATTGCTTTAAAAGAAAAAGAGCAACAAGAGATTGAAAGAAAAAAACAACGAGGAGAATTTGAAGATTTATTGAAAGAACAAGCAGATAAATTTAATCAAGAAAAAACTTCTCTACAAAAACAATTAGAGCAAATAAAAATAAATGACTCTTTGGTTAATGCCGCAAGTAAAAACAAAGCAATTAATCCAGAACAAGTAACTAATCTTCTTCGTAATAAAGTAAGATTAAATGAAGATGGACGTGTAGAAATACTTGCAGAAAATAATCAACCAAGATATAACTCAAAAGGTGAACTTTTAAGCGTAGATGATTATGTGCAAGAGTTCATTACGCAGAACCCACACTTTCAAAGCGCAACTCCTTCGGGAAGTGGAAGTCAGGGGAACGTGGCTAGGGTTAACGCAAAACCTCTCAAAATTGCGGATTTAGATATGACAAAAGCTGAGGATAGAAAAACCTATGCGGAATATCGCAAAGATCGTGATTCTAAACCAGCTATAATTAACCGATAGCTAAAAGGAGTTTAACATGGCTAACGAATCAACAAGTTCCACATTATCGGAACTATATACTGAAATCGTTGCAGAAGCTCAATTCGTCATTCAAGAGAAATCTATAATGAAGAATTTAGTAAAAAATTACACTATCGCTGGTGGCGGCAAATCTGTAGAAGTACCGATTTATGCGGCTGTTGCGGCGGCGGCTGTAAATGAAGCAACTGATCTTTCAAATACTGCTATCAACCCTAGTTCTGTAACAATTACAGCTTCAGAGGTTGGTGTAATGACTACTTTAACTGATCTAGCAAGAAATTCAGCACCAAGAAATGTTGCGGCTGATATTGGTAGATTATTTGGAGAAGGAATCGCTAAAAAAATGGACCAAGATTTATTGGCTCTATTTGATGGTTTTTCAACTGCGGTTGGAACTGACAGTGCGGCTCTTACTCCAGCAACAATTTTTAATGCGGCTTCAACTTTAAGAGCGGCTGGACTGCCAGTTGATGAAACGTATTGTGTGTTGCACCCTAAAGTAGCTTATGACTTAAAATCTGGATTAACAAATACTTTTGCTGGTCTATCAACTGATCTATCTAATGAAGCATTGAGAAATGGTTTCATTGGTCAGATTGCTGGTATCAAAATATTTGAAACAGGAAATATGTCAAATACTGGAACTGCTGGAGATTACAAAGGCGGAATGTTCCATAAAGACGCTTTAGGTCTAGCAATGATGCAAGACATTAAGATTGAAACTCAAAGAGATGCTTCTTTGCGTGCAGATGAAATTGTAGCAACAGCTGTTTATGGTGTTGGCGAACTACATGATTCTTACGGAATTGAAGTAATCGCAGACTCTTCAATCCAATAATTAATTAATACAAGGGGGGTTAATAACCCCCCTTTATTTACAGGAGTTTATGATGATAAAATTAGTTAAAGGGTCAAAGATAATAGAACGACCAGAAATTGAATGGGAAAAAAATCAAAAGATGTGGGAGTTAAGAGGTTTTAAATTGTATAGTGAAGAAAAAAAGAGTACACCTAAAAAAAAGAAAAGAGGTAAAGATGTGTAATTGTAATGGACAATGTATTTCTGGAAGATAAATGACAACAACTGTTTTTAGTGTAGCATTATCGCATTTGCAAGAGTACCAACCAGATATTGCTGGTTATGGTATATCTTCATGGGATACACAACTTCAACACGCAGAGGACGATGTACTACGACAAATTCGTGAGGAATGGTGGGAAAGATACAGACATACAGTTCGTTATAAAGATATTACAAAAATTACTTCAATAGAAATGACAAATTCTAAACTCACAACAACACAATGGAGAAGAGCAACTTGTTATAAAGCATTTGCAGATTACATATTTCCACAGCTTACTAAATGGCGAGACCCAGACACAGGAGAAGGCAAAGATAGTTTTCAAGTACAAATAGATTATTACAGATCAAGATATGCAGAAGAGTTTCAAGCAATACTTCGTGATGGCGTTGAATATGATGAAGATGGAGGGGGAACAGTATCTGCTACTGAAAAAGAAGCTATACATACATTACGCCTTACTAGGTAATGGTCGCAGACATTAAAGTTAAAGCTAACACAATAGAAGTTAGTAATTATATAAAATCTTTACAAAAAAAAATTCCAAGTAATATTCAAAAAGGATTAGCTCAAGCTTCATTATTTGGTATTCAACAGATAACAGAAAAAACACAAAAAGGTCAAATGCCAGATGGTGGTAGATTTAGACCATATTCAAAAAGAGCAAAAAAAGACAGAGCAAAAAGAGGTAGGCAAATATCTTTTGTAGATTTAACAGACACAGGTAGAATGTTTAGATCATTAACAAATAAAGTAACAAAGAATAAAGCAACATTATTTTTTCGTAGACAAGAAGAAAACAAAAAAGCATTCTTCCATGATAGAGGTATAGGTAAAATGCCACAAAGACCATTTTTTGCTATTGGACGAAGAGACGAAGATAAGATAAGAGAAATATTTAACAAAGCTATTAGATTATGAGTAAACGAGAAAGTATTGCCGGTGATATAATTACAAAACTTGATGCTGTTTCAAGTCCTATTGAATTAAAGCTAATTAAAAGAGAGCCATTTGAACCAGAAGAATTAAGTAATGCTCAATTCCCATCTGCATATGTACAAACAGGTGATGAAACAAGAGAAATGCTTTCATTAGGTGATGTAGGTACAGGAAAACGACAAGGAACTATAGATTTTTTAATCGTAGGCTTTGTTAAGGGCACAACAGCCAATATAGATACTCTACGCAACCAACTCATAGAAGTTATTGAGGAAACATTAGATGCTGACATTACAAGAAATGGTAATGCTTTAAATACTCAAGTAATAGAAGCAAATACTGATGAGGGTGTACTTTT